AGTATTTTAGCTTGATGCTTGCCTGCAACCAGAGTTCTACAAACTGATCTCTGGTCAAAGATGGCGATGAAGGAGTTTCATTATTAGGGGAGATAAGTAAGTCGTTAGACTTTCCTCCCTCATCACCAAAACCAAATCGTTGTAATGTGCTATTTATATCTTGTTCAAAGAATTTTAGCAACCATTGTGTGCCACCACCTTCGGATAATTCGAAACTGTAAAATTGTCCTTTTTCTTTGTTCAGGCAAAAAGAACCATGAGTTCCCCAGCGAACCTCAGTCGATGTTTCAGACTTTGGTTCGCCAAGTAGTTCAAGACCAACAGCTTTAGCTATTGATGCCCAATCCTCGTTTGTCATTAAAAAGGAATGTCATCGTCAGTTACCACTGTTTTCGCAACAGGACTATCAGCAACTGGTGTTGCATCATCCTCATCATTAGCCCATGCAGGAATCACAAAACCTTCTGGTCTTGGTTTCCATCCTGCAAACTCAAACTCAGGAACTTCGCTGCCAAATCCAGAATCGAATTTAACACCTCTTGAGCCTAAGTATCTAAAGCAAGGCATTTGCCCTTCATTAGCTGCTTTCTGCATCCAGAACTTCTCACACATGGATTTAAAGCCTTGAAGCTCTCCCCATGCTGCTCGTTCCCATTGCACGACTTGCTTATCGCTGGTCATAGCCCAAACACTAAAAGCCTTTTTCCAGCCTTCTTTAGTTTCGACTTTGCTAAATGGTATATCTGAGAATTCAAACTCATAGCCACCTGAATATCTACCAAGACCAGTCTTGATACTATCAGGGTCTAAAAGAATGTAATCCATGTCAAAGATGTTCTCTCCAACATACCACGCCTTTTCTTTTGACAAAAACTTGAGATAAGTATTCGTCCCATTTCCTTCACTAGAATTTTCTTCAAAAAAATCCATATTTCGCTCCTTTCTTTTTTAGTGCAGAACTCTCGCTGCACTGTAGTTATAATCTGCTTCAAGACTTTCAATGTTGTTAGTCTTGTAGCTCCAAAAGTCGGTGATTTCACCAACCCCTAATGTTTCCGCTAATGCCAAATAGCTTTGGTATTGTCGAAAACAAAACTCTTCAAAATCGTCATCAAATATTATCTGCATTATTTAATATAACATTAATATCTTTACACAAGTCATCGACATAGCCGACCATCACGCTCTGATTACTTAATGGAGTTCCATTTAAGATCAAAGCTGCTGGCATGACATAGCGTGTCTTGTTGCGATTGTACTTATAAATCAACACAGGAATTAAGTCCTCTCCAGCACTCTCACAAACCTGAGCCCACCATTTCTCTTGGGCAAAGGTTGTTCCTTTTCCTGCATAGCACTTGCACTCAATTGCAAAGTTACGCCAATAAATATCAGCCATGCCCTTGCTCTGGTATTGATCGAGATTCCTTTTAACTCGCTCATCAAATCCTTTAGCCTCGCATAGGTCGTTGATCTTATTAACAATAATGCGTTCAAATGCAGCACCTTTGTTTCTGCTGTTTACCATTGTTCGCCATGATCTTGCTCATACAATCTTACAAGCTGTTCAAAGTCATGCGGTGAATCTGTTCTCTTAACTGAACCATCGTTGTACATCAGCTCTCTGGAATCATCGTTGTAGGTAATCTCATAAAAGCCATCACCATAACTTGTTTGCATATAATGCGACTTAACCTTTTGTGCCCATGCATAGATATCATTCTTTAAAGCCTGCAACGCCACTTCGTTAGCGTACTGGGTCATTTGCTTTTAGCATCACAGATGCCTAACTTAATAAAGTGTCCTGCAATTTCTCCAATGCTACGCTTACTGTTCTTGACTTTAAACTCCCAAAGTAGCTGGTGGATATCTTGATCAACCCAAACTGCTTCCTTAGAAGGCTTATCTGTCAACTTATTTTTATTCTTTTTATCTTCTTCTTTCATATCATAACTCTCCTAGTTAATTGTATAATAAATTTGGGCAGTGGCAAAACTCTCCAAAACTACGCTCCCTTCAAGTCTGCTGCCCTTCTCTCTTTAATCCTTACCATCTTACGCCTTACGCTTCTCGCTGGTTTGGCTTCCGTCATCCTTGCTTCTGTGGCTTTATAATTAATATAGCCCCAGTCCAAAGAATAATCTCCGCAAATGGCTTTCTCGTGATTGCCAATCTTTTGCATCAATGTGGTTTGTATCTGGTCTTTTTCTTTTTCCAGTTCCTTGATCTCAGCTTCAATGTTTTGTTGTCTGGCGATCATACTCGTGAAGCCCTCATTCATTTCTAAAACATCTTCAGCCACTGGCATATCTTCAAACATCGCATAAGCATCGTCAGAAGTCTCAGGGTCGAAGTAAGTTTCTGTCTTAACCCTCTTCTGCCAATCATCAGCCAGAACCCTTAGCTCCTCGCTAAAGGCTGGGTCTCGCTCGTAAAAGAAGTATCTGATCTCATTGGCATTATGACTAAAGACCACCAACATACCCCAAGAGCAACTGGTGATTTCAACCTGAGTTTTAAGTTGAATCCAGCCACGCCAATCTTCAGGATAATTCTTTAAATAGTCTCTTGTTAATTTGCACTCAATAATGCCTTTGCCATTGATAGTGATGTGTTCATGGTCTGGAACATAAATGCCCATCTCTGGATTGTTCTCGATAGTCAAGCTATCAGCCATTGCTGTTCCATCTAAAGAACATTCAACTGGAAAGAAGGGATGAACAAAGGCTTCTGGAAACTCTGTCTGCACATCTGCAAGACCCATCTTCTTAGCTGCATATCTGATGATGCCTTCTTCAAAGAAGTCTCCCAACTCCATAGCAGTGTTTTGATCAAAGACATTATAAACGCCATGAACCTCTCTGATATTTTCTTGCAACTGACGTTGCTTAGATTTGTATTTGCCTTTTCCAAATGCATTTGCTGCCCTTGATGCAGACATAATGTCTTTGCCTTCTGTTAATTTGCCTACCATGATTAGCTCCTGTAAGTTCTTAGAATAGTTTTAATTTTATTGAGCAAGTCTTGAAAGTCTCTTGCTGTGTACCCATGCTCAAGAAACACTTCTTTTGACTTTTCGTTTATTAGTGGGTTGTCATCGGTGTAAGTTAAGAACCAGTTGAGCATCTCTAGCTCCAGTCTGTTGATCTTAGGTTTACTAAAGTTGTATTGTTTGATAGTCATTCTTATCTCCGTTTAATAATGAATAATTGATTGTACACATATAAGAGTATAAGTGTAAAGAAATATATTAACTAATTTGAGAAATAATATCTTGCAGGTTTTTGAGAGCATCGTTGTTTTTCATATGCTCATCTGTGATCGTAAGTTGGTTCTTGGTTTGTGGCAGCACAAACACCACGTTCTGATGCCCCAGAGAAACTAAGGCGAACAGATCAACGCTGTTCTCTTTGTAGGTTCTGTCTTTAGCGTGTAGCCCACGCCTTAAATCAAAACGCCAGTTTAATCTGGCTTTTTCTATCTTGGTTGCAGTTTTGACTTGGCAGCGATAAAGCTGCAATTGATATTCAAAGATGATGTCTGCTGAAGCTCCATGAGGAACGATCAGGACTGTGGTGATCTCATCAACCAAAGATAGGTAGGCTGCTGCTAAATATTCTCCAAAATCCCCAACAGATTTAGGTGAAGGCATGAGCTATGCCTGACAGCTCTTAAGTTGTTCTGAGTTAAAGATGGCTCGTCTGCCAACCTGTTTTGCATATTTTGAGTTCAGCAACTCGATTCCAGCCTTATCGAACTCACCCAGCTCCATATAAGCTCTAGTCTTTCTGAAACTCATCCAAGTGTTGATGCCCATGTTGAACACCACATCGATGCAAACATACTGAGCTGTGATAGGTAGCTTACGCCAAGCTATCCAGTGCTTATCTAATTTGCCTATAACATCTGCGATGTCATTGTTAAGCAGGTACATAGCTTCTTCTTCTGTGATGCCGTTGGTCTCTAAGTTCCTACCTACGCCCACGCTAATATATCCAGTGGGGCAAACGTACGCTTTTACGACTAATCCCTCGAAGTCGATCAGCCTTTTTTTAATAAGGTCGTGATCAAAGTGTCTATCTTCTCGCATCATAAGATACATTATTTTTTTGTTTTTTCGTAAGTTCTAAGACTGCTCATGCCAAGCATTGCCATAACAATTGTGGAGAGTTGGCTGAAATCAAATTCTGGAGTTTCAAAATTAGAGCCATTGATAATAAGAATGTATTGAATGATAGGCTCAAGAATAAAGTGATAACACAATGAAATTCCACAAGCCCAACCGATGAAAGGTCTCCAACCTGCAATGAAAATACTTTCGTGTGCTGCCTCAGCCTTATTAACTTCAATCTGTGCTTTGTTCAGAGAAATGATCTCTATCTCTAATTCATGGGCTAGCTTTGTTTTTAAATCCTTATCAGCCACAAACTTATCTAGGATGTCACCAATAGGCTTAATGAGTTTGTCAATCATTGTTT